CATACACTTACCTACAATCTTTGATCCCAACCTAAGACAGGTCTTTGTTACACGCCAATTGTTTAAAATGTTTTCAGGCTTCTCCCACTTTCCAGATTCGTCATGAACTAGCAATAGTAATTTTTCACCGTCATAACTATTGTCAGCAGTATTCTTCCAGTCAATCGTAGTATCAAGACCATCAATCTCTTCAGTCTTTTCATCGTCCATGTTCCTTCTTGTAATCTTTGAAGCTGGAACCCTAAACGCAAGCTCGGTCTTTGGATTGTCCATACCGTCTTGTATTGGCTTAAAGAAGAATGGGTAGTTACGTATTATTGGAACAACCTTATCAGTAAACATTTTTTTTGCGTCAGAACCTGTCTTAGATAGTATACCAATTCTAGAGTCACGCACTATAGTACCAGTGCTACAAGACTCAGACGAGCTCATAAAAGAAAATCCAGAACGTCTATTCTTTAGGTAGCACATACCAAAAGATCTAGCGTCTGCCTTGCAAGCCTCCCAGAAAATATAAAATATCCTGTTTGACTCACGAAAATCAGGAAGTCCAACGTCTATCTTTGTCCACTGTAAGTACATGTAATGACTGCCAGTTACGTAGGTAGGGGTATTATTATTCATAAACCAATAACCATACTCCCTCTTGTCAAACTCGCCCTCGACTAAGTCTATATACCGTGACTTAAAAACATTGTCCCTCCTATTCCAATCAAAAATAGTTTTTATTTTTTGTAGTTCTTCAGGGTATTCTTTTGGAGTCCAAACATTATTAAAGTTGTCTACCTTGGTTGGGGTACTTGGAAGTGCAACCTTTAGGCCTCCTATTTCGTATATATCACCTATAGTGCCATCCTTAGATATTACGACAAAGTCATAGTCACTGCTGTATCCGTAAGACCATGCTTTCTTTTTATTCCTAGTAGTTACAACACTTTTAGGAACTTGATCTAAAACAACCCTGTATAAGTTATTTTCCATTCTTAGCTCTTCCTTCAGCAAATCCTTGCCTTCCATGATCAATCTTAACGATGTCTACATTTTTATCTTTGTTCTCCTCCTCCTCAATCTTATGTAGCATAGATAGTGCATCGTCAAAGGCTAACTTTTTAGCAGATGCTGCATTTTTTAATTTATCGGCTGTAAGGTCATCCTCAGCATGAGTAATAATTGGCTCCATTAGAACCTTAATAAGCTCGTCAATAGCCTTCTTACCAGCCTCAAGTATTTCTATTTTTTTAGACATATGTTCCTGTTGTACATTCTGTAAACTAAATCACCGTTTATCTTAAACTCATACTCGCTGTCTGGAGTAAATGAAACTACATCACCAACAGATACACCCTCTAATTCATTATTGGTAAAGATTAGTTCACCCCATAATTCCTCAAGGCTACCCAAAGACGAGAACACCTTATCCTCAGATGGGATTGGCTTCACAAAACAAAATGGTGATGGTGCCATCCAATCAGATTCACCTGACTTGTAAAGGTACAATTGATCGTCCTGAACAATAAAGAAGTCGTCAAACAAGTAGTTCCAACTACTCTTTTGTCTACCCTTCATGTCGTAGTAAAACTTAAATGTGTTGTGATGAACAACCACTATGTCCCCTGGCATTATTGGTCCAGTGTAGTACATTGGTGTGCATATTACCTCAGCAAACCTATTTGTAGATTTGTGGTCCTCCTGTGATGAGCTTATGATAAATGGCTTACCTCCGTAAGTTCTTATATTATCGTACCGCTTTCCATCAACTGGCTTGATGATAAAACAGTATGGTGACTTCATTAAAAATCTATTTTAAACTCTATTGATGTTGGAACGTTACTAGAAAAAGTTTTCCACTTAATTATTTCTCCAGATTTTATTATCCATATAGATATTGATCCAGAGTCATCCTTTAGTATGGAATCTATTACCCAAGTTCTATCAAGAACTTCTTGCCCTAACATATAGTGCATGCACTTCATGTAGTCAGGGCCAATAGACACTTTTCTAATTATATTCACCTGTCTGTAGATTTACTTTAATGTCTCCATACTCCTTAATTATCTCATCCTGATAAGACGATAGATCAAAGGCTGCTGTTTCAAGATTTGAAAGTGTAGCGATTTTTTGGCTTTTTAGTCTATTGAAGGTAACCTCAATGTCTGCCAATTGGAACTTTAATTCCCGAAAATTTGTGTTAAGCTCAACTAACTTAGAGAGCTCCTCTTTTTTTATTTTTTTCATTTTATTAAATTTATTATGCAAATATACTAATTATATTCTAAATATCATAAATACGAACTGCACGAACTTGAGCAGCAGTACTTTTAGTTGTATTACTCAGTCCTCCTGTTTGAGAAACTAAAAGATTTCCATTGGCAGCACTAAGCTCTGTTGAACTCCAATAGCTTGCTTGAAGAAATCCATTAACATCTCCTAAAACTTTATTTATTATTGCTGCTGAACCAAAACATAAATTTATTTCCCAAATTGAAGGTAAATACCAATCGCTAAATGCTCCACCATTATGTAATCTAGCTGCCCCTGCTGCATATGTATTAGCAGCTGCTGCACCTGTTTGTGATATAATAGCATTTGTATTAATTAAACCATTTGATGAGCTTTGTGCTGTAGACCCTATCACAGTACTTTGAAATGCAGGCAAAGTCCATTGAACTGAAGTTAAATTAGTTAAACTTGCTATAAGAAGTTTAGTAACTCCACTTTCATTCCATTCCGCTGCAACTATTCCTCCTCCAAGTAGTTTCCCAATATTCCCACCACTAACACCTAAAGCCAATAAATCACCAACTAAGAAATTTTTAGTTTCATTGTTTGCATTTACATCAGTACCAATTAACCTATCATTTAATGTAGGTGTAGAATTAGCATAGTTTTGTATTTTCATTTCCCTTGTCCTTTATATTTTTTTTTATAATTCTTTGATGTCTTTAATTGTGATGTCTTGCTCTTAGCGTGAACGCCAGGTCGACTAATAAATCGAACTATTCTTTTGCTGGACTCTAATTGCTTTTTCATTATTACAAAGTTACATATTTTTTTTATTACTCTTTTATCTCAAAGTGCATGTAGTCGTAGTTCTTTTCACGACCTAAAGATATAAAGCCATGCTTGTAGAAAATATCTATCATCTGCTTGTATTCAGGTCTAGCAAATCTTGCTGTCTTTGATGACTCCTTAAGTAAGTTTCTAGCAGGGTCTAAGTCAATGGCTATTCCCCATGAATGCATAGACAAAGCATTTCCTCCCCTCATCTTCCTGTAGTTAAAACAGCCACCAAATAAGTCTATTCCTAACTCCTTAATCTTATCGTATCCATATACAGATAGTAGTTCATTAAATACAGCTGTGAAATTATCAGCTACTAACTTATGACACATCATAGAATTTACTGAGCTGTCTAAGTCCCAAGCTATACGCATTGGATATGGTAACTTTATCTTAACCAAGTAACCTGCCCCTGTTACATTAGCTGTACCATATTTTTTTGTTACCTGTTGTGTTGTCATTTCAGTTTATTTATATCGTCTTTGATATCCTTAGCTCTAGCAAACAGTAGCTTCATTGACTGCCATAGGTCCAGATGGTAGACTTGCTTGTATGACTCATTGATCGACATTACTTCGATACTAGATAATACTAGTGCAACCACTTTTGTCAACATAAATGGTACACTGAAAAAAGTAAGGATGATATCATTTAGAATAAATCTATCAATCAAGAAAAACATTATTACCGTTAATTCGTATAAGGCCAACTTACTTATAATGGCAGATAGTCTTCTAGATGTAATCTTCTCTCCTAGCTTCTTAGCCTTCCAAATCCCTGCAACAGTATCAAAAATAATCAATACTCCAATCATCAAAAGTATCCCTGATATCGGTAAAAAGAATGCAAGGCATATAGATATAAGTGTCAAAATTTCTTGTTGTATAGATAGTATTAATAAAGATAACTGTGTTTTCATAAGTCTAAATCTTCAAGAGCTTCCGTTAAGCTAAAAGTTAAATAAAAAAATAATGTCACCCCTGCCAAATTAATGTAAAGTTCGGTGCCTTGAACCATTAAAGAAAACGAAGTTAAAAAACCTGCTATAAAATATAAACCTGCTAAATAATTACTTTTCATTTTCTATTTTTTTGGTGGTTCCTCTTTTGGTGGTTCCTCTTTTGGTGGTTCCTCTTTTGGTGGTTCCTCTTTTGGTGGTTCGTCTGTTTGGTCTATTTTTGCCGTGTGTATATTTAATCTTAAATCTTTAAAAGATATTATTTCTTTGTCTTCGCTTTGGTCTATTTCCTCACTTGAAATTATCCAATTATCGTTTGCATCTTGGATAGGGTTAAAATATACATCAGTCATAAATTGACGACCTATTAATTTGTCTTTTTCTTCTTCGGTTATTATTGCTACTTGTCTCATACTTGTCTACCTAAAGTTGTTTGAAATGTTTGAATTCTATTGTATAGCAAAGTGCATTCTGCTTGTGTTAAACCTAATCCAATGTGTGAAAATGCTATTTGTCTTGAATAATATAAATCGATAGTGCTATTATTATTATTTCTTGCACCTAAATAAATTGGGCGGTTAGACAATGTAATTTCTGCGTTTGCGTAACTTGTCGCAATTCCATTTAAAGCAACTATTATATTACTAAAATTAATACGACTTTGAATTAAATTTAAAGCGGTTGTTGTTGGTGTACCTACCGCCGTTCCTAAATTTGATTGGTGAAATATAATACTGGTAGGAGTATTTAAACTTAAATAAATAGAAGCAATAAAACCACCCGTTTTTGTTCCGTATGGTGTTCCCGTATCAACACTATTTGTTCTTGAATAGTGCGAAAGTGAACTATTGCCTAACCCCCAATGTGTAAAAGGTGCAAAATAAGTATTTGCGTATGCGTTTGTTCCGTTACCTTGTATTCCATTGTTTGAAAAAGTCCATCCGCCAACAAAAGTTAGTCTAAACGCTCCGTCAGTATCAACGGGGTTCTTTAAGTTAAATTTACAAGTTGTTGCTGTGCCACCAACAAAAGGATAAATTGCCAACATTTTAGTCCAAAGTAAATCGGTTTTTAAGCCAATTACTAAAGCATTAATAGCGTTTTGTTGCGTGGTGTCAGTTATTGCAGTTGCCGTAATAAATGCTTGTGCATCGGGATCAAATGCTGGCGGTGGTGGACCTGATGTTTGTGCTCCATTTACAGATATG